TTGGCGGCAAAGGCGGCGGCGGTGGATCTGGTGGTGGCCCAAGCACTCAAAATAACGGCGGCGGCTGTGCATTAAATGCAGGAGCAGGTGGTGATTATCGTACTAACGGCAACGGTGGAGCCGGCGGAACGAATACCGGCGGTGGAGGTGGAGGTGGTGCAGAAGCACCGAGTCACGGAAATAGCTATCCAGGCGGAAACAGCTACGGAGCCAACGGCGGACCTGGAATTATAGTCGTAAGATACATCCTCTAAAATCTTATGTAATAAATATAGGCATGAATAATGATGATTTCGTTACAACTGCCGCTTATATACAAAACAGGGCCGGCGATAAGATAATATATCCGTTTGGCCCACCTTTACATCAAACAGTTATTACAGATGAGTTTTGCCAAGATCTTTTAGATCAAGGCAAAACTTTGATTAAAGAAACTGATGATGCTAACTTTAGTCTTGCAGGTCAATTAAAATCTGGTAGAAGTTTAAGATTCACTGAAGACTATGTGAGAAAAGTTGAACCATATCTACTATCAAAAATTCGCGTATTTTTAAACATGCTAGATCAACAGTATGAAGTAGTACATGCTAATTCTAGTTATGATGACATATATTTAAAAACACTCTGGATAAACTATTCACACAAAAATGATTTTAATCCGCCACATGATCATCACGGTGATTTATCTTTTGTAATTTATTGCGACATTCCCGATGAAATTTTTGATGTACAAGCTGATAGTAATGTACAAGATGCTGGAAAAATTACTTTTATGTACGGAGAAAATTTCAGCGATTTAATGTTTAGTAATTATACAGTTAAACCTTTTAAAAATTTAATGTTAGCATTTCCTGCAAAACTAAAACATTTTGTTCCTCCATATTGGACTGATTCAATACGAATTAGTGTCAGCGGTAATATTGTAAAAAGAACATGAAAAAACATAAATTAGAATGTGTTTATACTGTTAAAAGATTTACCTACCACAAAGAACTTAAACTAGCGTTATTAAGTTTATTAGATAATGCCAAATATGAAAATATAGTCAATGCACAAGTAGAAGCAAACATATCTAAAACTGATTGGTTTGATTGTACTAATTTTGAAAGATCTTGGTTTAAATTTATCAAAGAACCGTTAACTTTGGAAGTACTTGACATATATAAAGATATGAATTATGGTGGATTTAGGTTAAACGAAATATGGTTCCAACAGTATCAACAACAATCACAACACGGTTGGCATGTACATAGTGCAAATTTTACAAATGTATACTATGTTGAGTTGCCTGAAGGTACATCAAAAACACAATTGATAGAACCATACTCTGGAAAGTTGATTGAACTTGATGTTGAAGAAGGCGATATCGTATCATTTCCAAGCATGGTGTTACATCGTGGACCACCGAATACTAGTGATAAAAGAAAAACAATAATATCATTTAATACAGATGTAATTTATAGCGATGATATTTACGGACAAGGAATAAAATAACATGCCATTTTTTAAAACAACAAAGAATATTTTAGTAGACAGCGGAGAATATTTTGAATCAGCCTGGATGGCAAGCGAAACTCTGATATTACCGCCAAAGAAAGATTGGGACTATGCTAGAGAAATGCAAATAGAGGACGTTGATCTCTGGGAAGTAGTATACGAGGATAAAGTCGGCGTGTACGCATCATGGAGCCCGTACGCTGAATTTTATATGATACGATACGGATGGAAAGATCAATCTCCTAAGATTGAAACATACTACGGCCCAGGAGCTATGGATAAAGTAATTGCTATTGCAAAAGCAAACGGAACTGCATTACCATTGCATCAACATTGGGTTGAAGATGAACAGATGTGGTTATATCACAAGTGATTTCTTACTAAGGATATAAATTCTTTGTGAGAGAATGTATCTATTGTACAATCAGTTTTTAGTTGTTGTTTAATTACATCCTCTGCTTCTTTCTTAACATGGCTGTAAGTTCTCTCATATTCTAATCTAATCGAATCTCTATTGAATAAATTTAAACCATCCATGACCACAGTAAAATTATCCTGTGTAAACAATGCATAGTCAGAGATCATACTAAAATCTTCACCAATCGGCAACTTGTTACGCCACATATCTAGGTTTGTTTGTAAGCTATCTGGCAATTCTAACTGAGCCACGTCTTTCCAAAATTGCGTATTTGTCTTGTTAGTAACATACTGTAATACTACAAAATCTCGAATGTTATCCATGATGCTTGTAAAAGACTTATTATAGCTATTGATAACGTGTTCATCATAGGCCGCGATTTTATGCATGAGTAAAAATGCCTGTTGTATACTAGTACCTATACTTGATGCTTCTAGTGGCTCTACAAAACTACTGCTTAGTCCAATAGCACAGCAATTTTTAATCCATGCGCGATCAACACATCCGGGATCAAACTTAAATTCTTTTCCTATAGTTATTTCACCACCATATAATTTCTCTACTTCTGCTTTAGCTTTTTCAGTAGAGATGTAATCGCTATCAAATATGTAACCATTACCGTGTCGTCCCCATACAGGAATACGAAATAACCAACCGTAGTCCATAGCACGGGCCACAGTCCACATATCGTATTCGTCGGTATCGCTAGTCTGGAATGTAATAGCTGACTTCATCTTTAGATATTTTCCGTATGACTGCCACTTGGCGCCCAGCTTTCCAATTAATAGTTTTTTGAATCCGGTGGAATCGATATAAAAATCGTAACTATATTCTTTCTTCCCACCAGTTAGTGTTGAAATATTACCTTCTTCGTCTAAATTAACACTAGATATGTCGTCTTCAAACACACCAATGCCTGCGGCTTTAGCAGTTTTAATTAAAAAATCGTGCAATTTGTTTGTATTAAAATGAAATTGATTAAACGGTGGAGTATCTTTTTGATTTAACCAGTACTTTTCGATTCGATTCTTCCACAGTAATCTTGAATTTAAGTACTGTGTATTCTCACTAATTTGTTTTCCGTAAACATGCGGTTACTGAGCAAGTTTTTTATTAAATGGTTCTCCGACATTATGTAGGTAATCGTTATCACCCCAGTTGGCAAACATAATTCCTGATTTATAAGTAGCATCACATTCTTTAATTATAGTATGTTGATCAATGCCAGCGAATCCCATAAATTTTCTAAAATGCTCAGTACTTCCCTCACCGACACCTACAATACCGATATTTTTAGAATGAACTACATCAACTGTTATGTTTAGATATTTTTTTAAAATAATTGCTGAAATTAATCCGGCAGTTCCGCCACCTACAATTAGTACATTTTTTGGAGATTTCATAATAGGTTATCCTTAATTTCGCTTAATATTAATTTTTTATTTTTAAAAGTTTTATAATAATTTTCTAAATTTCGTAATGCACCTATTGGACTGTTTAGTACAAACCCATCTTTAATAAATCCAGATAGTCTGTCATTAAATCGAAATTGCTGAAAATTTATCTTTTCATCAGTGTGAAATCTTAAGTAGGTAAAAATTTCACCTCTATCAATCTTAAAGCAATTGTATCCGTTTTTGAGATAAAACGCAAATTCAGTATTACGAAACCATTTGCCGATATTAAACTGACCTGCTACAATCATACACCGTTGTGTGATATTGTTATCTTCGAGATATGGGTGTTCATAAAATGTTACTTCTAAACTTGGTGAATCTGTAAAAAATATAAAGCACTGTTTAAAGGAAAATAATCGTCTTTTAAGATCTCTAATATTCACATGATTATTAAAGAACTGTTCGTCATAAAAATTACTAGTTATTTTTTCATCGTCAATGATAAAATCATATTCGTATATTGATCGTAATGCATAAAGATTTTTTAGGTTTTTATTAAATGAAGGGCAATAATTTAACATAGCCATTCCGTTCTTGGCATCATGTAAGTTCTTTTTGTAAAAAATAGATGCTACTGATTCAGGCTCTTGTGCTAGCATCCATTCGGGTTCGATACATGCCCAGTAAACATTAATTGTCATTACTTTCCTTAGTGTATGTGATATATGGTTTAAGTGGCTTGACCATTTTAATTGGTCTTGTTTCAAGCGGCATACCTAATGATGTCCGGTTATCCCATTTTTCATCAGCATGTGGACCGTTGGCATTTACAAAATGAAAGAATCCTTGAAGATGCCATGCTTCTTCTGGATATTCAAATTTTTCACGCCAGTGTTTTAATACAATGCCTTTATAGATTACTAAATCTCCGGGTTTAAGATCTACAGGAAACCCTTCCATATATAGTGGCCATGTATATTTGTTATCATCATAACTATAATTGAAACATAACGATGAGCTGATTTCACAAGCATATCGGTCATCATGCAGTTTCAATTCGTCGCCGTTAGTATACACTCTAAAATAAGAATACGTGGGTAGTAGATCAAGACCAGTATGTGTTTCTAATACGGATTGTAATTTGATTAACATAGTTTCCATAGCAGGATCTGCATATTTTGAATGAGCATTTGGTACTTGTGCATTGTTTAGCAATTTTCCACCCTCAGATGAAAAGTCCTGCATCTCATCAAATAGTGCATACTGTGTTATAAAGTCCCTAAGTTCTTCTGAGATAGCGGATCTGACTATACAAAATCCGTATTTTTTAAATTCTTCAATATGTTGTTGACTCATATTATTTTCCACTAAAAGGACATTTTCCCTGTTTGTCTAAAAATTCATGTATCTTTTTCTTTTTTTGATACCTACGATCGTCTTTCATGAACAATTTATAAAGTCCAAATTCGCGATCCCATTCTTTTTCTGTAACTAGATGATGTTTTATTACAACATTTCTTTCAGACATCGGATGTAACATCATCAACGGAGTTAATGGTGGTATAATACATGCCTGTTCTTGCGTTTGATTAATAACAAACATGTTAATATGTGTAAAATGTTGAATTTTATAATTCACGACCGCAGGCAAGATAGTAACATTGTTTAATAATGGTCTTAAATTCCAAGTAGGTTGAGTAGCAGTAAAATAAATTTCTTCTTTAGTTTTAAAGCCCCAGGGATTGGCTATCTTAATATTCTTACCATCATGCTGAGCAAATCCTTCAAATTGATACGGAGCATGTGATCCTTCAGTGCTGATATCATCATTTGATCCCTTCCATGAATACCACGCATCTCCTGGATTATTTAATGTGTGAATAGTTAACTCCATTTCAAACCAACTGGGAATAACTATACCTTTTTTATAATAATCAAGAACTCCTATACAATTTTTTATAGTACCAAATTCCTTATCCGGTACCTGCTTAGGAGTTTTAGACCACCATTCGGGTATATATTTTATTGCATGGTCAACCTTAGCATAATCATATGCATAAGGTAACTTAGTAAAACAATCTAAAACGATATTTTTTTTCTTAAAAAAGAACATTAGTTCGGCCTATCTTTTAACCATGTTACGAGAGCATACTTAGTACCACTAGTCACTGGATGCGCTACATGTGCATATGCATAGTTAGAGGGGAATAGAATTAACATGCCCGGTTCAGGTTTAATTTTAACACCAAAATTTGGAAATTCTATCTCACCACCCACATAGTCAGAATTTAGATATACAATAGCAGACACTGCTCTTCCAATACGTGTGGAACCGTCATAGTGTTTTCTATACTCTTCACCGGCGCCGTACTTTAATAGTTGGTATTGTTCATGCACTAACTCTTCTTGTATGTTATATCTAAAAGTATAAGGTACAGTCGCAGCCATTAACAGCATCCTATATTGATTATGTACATTTTGCATAACTGGATTGTTTCCAACATCACCAGTATATGTGACATTTAGCAATTTATTAGTTCGAGCACGTTGAAAAGGCCCGTCTCCGATTGTTTCCGCTCTCTGCCAAAATGCTCCTGAATCCGGATTAGTACATTCTTTTTCAACAGTTTTGATTGTTTCTGCTGGATTTGGCCACACATTTTCAAAAATATCTATACACCCGCCGACGGTAGAATTCGGAGTTAGTTCGCCAGGAAAAAGCCCGTTAATCATTAATGCCATCTATATGTCTCCTCGATATACTATTTACAATAAAAAAAACGCCGGCCATTGCATCTTGAACTGCTAAATACTAGATAATACCTAGCCTAGAACTAAGGAGCAACAATATGAAAATAACAGCAGTTTATCACGTAACAAATAAAGAGTGGACAGTTGAATCAACTGACACATATGCCCCGGATTGTGACATGCACATTAGTTTTTCATCTGAAACTAAAGAGATAGCATTTACCGATATAAAATTTGGTTATAAATTAACTTTAAATAACGAAGTCGTAGCAGAAACAGATTACCCAATAGACAATATTAAACTTGAAACTGCGGTTGACGGATCACCAGTTGCAATGCCGCGCTTTATTATGCAACCAGGAGTAGACTATAGTTTACATTTGTGGGCCGACGATGCAGGCCAGCACGGTGAACTTAATTCAGTTATAAAAATGTCTAAACCTGAACAACCACATCCGTCGTGGATCTGGAATGAAACCATGTGGACAGCTCCAATTCCGTTGCCAACTGATGGTAAGACTTACAAGTGGAATGAAACGACTAAATCATGGGGCCCAGCTGATACTGATGTAGTTTGGATGGATGACTATGTCCATGCTGTTCAAAACTAATAAACAAATATTAGAAACTGCCTGGGATCATCATACTCGTGCAGGATCGAGTACACCGCCACATAAAGAATTATGGAACTGTGATAGAATTATAGATATCGAAGATGTATTATTGTGGGAACAACTATACTATCAACAAGGACATGTTGGAATATATGCCGCTTGGAATCCATACGATGAGTTTTATATTATAGTACATAACTTATTTCTAGATAGTCCTGCGGGAATTGAAAAATTTCGAGGATTTGATGCAAGTGAGCAAGTGTATAGTCGAGCGGCAGAGTTAGGAATAGAACTTCCCGCTAGTGATAAATGGATTTCAACTCCAGCGCAACTGAAATAACGTTAAATCTTTTTCTCTTTCAAACACAATCCTAGACCACCAATCGGCATTATCTTTTAACAACTGAGCTCGATACTCCTGTTGCCATAGGGTTTCTAATAGTTGATTCTTTTCTTGAAATCCAACTAGGCAGTCAAATTGGTCTTTATATTTTTTTAAAATAAAACCGTTGGCTTTGACAAAACCGGCATTGATCTTTTGATCTGCGCCTACTACTAGCATTTCAATCATATTAAATCAACTAGATCAAATATAGTTTGAAGTTTTGTACGAATAGTCTTACTTGAAAAACTATTACGGAGTCCTTGGTGTAGGGGTTTAGGAGCATGATCTATCGTAGCCCATGCCCAACCTTGATGCTCATCACTTAGCACAGGAACAAATTCAGAGTCAACTACACACAAGTAAGTGTGGAAATTAAACACAGTATCATTTGATACGAATGTTTCAAGAGGTATAGTTTTTTTAATATCAGGAAGTGATCCAATTTCTTCTACTATTTCGCGCTGTAGACCCTGCCATGGAGTTTCCCCTGTGATGTTTGTACCACCAACTAGACCCCATGTGCCTTCATGCTTGCCATGTGCTTTTTGTAATAGCAAGAATCGTCGTGTTGATTTGGCGTAGAACAATGCTCCGCTACAAACAATACGTTCTGTTATAGTTCTAGTCTCCATGATCCTGGCTGATACTCACCTTCGAATGATTTAACCCATGCAACTCCGTTCCATAGGTATTGTACTCCAGTGTATATATTCGTTTGCCAGACCATGGTGCTTGAATGTTGAGCATGTGAAAATATCAACTTCCAAGCTGTTCCTGTATACTCTATGATGTCATTAGCCTTAGCCACTAGATTGCCCCACGCGGCAGAATAGTTGGTATTAGAAACTGCTCCGATATCTTCAATGATCAAATAGCGACGCCCAGCGGTTGCTGTTCCAGGATTGAATGTCAACGGATTGATAATAGCATCAAATGTACCGGTACTGTTTGATCTATAGCTACCGGCAGCATTATAACCTGCATCAAAGTCCAGTTTGC